CCATCTTCGAGGGTTACTTTGTCACTTCCTAATGTGTCCAGGCTTATTGTTACTTCAACTGCATCTGCACCTGACATGTCATATTCGACTCTTAATGTGCATTTTGGGAATAGGATTTTGCAGCTGATGTCGGAATCTTCACATAATGCTATGTCAATTTCAAATGGTAATTGCAATAGCTTACAGGATGAAGGTTCTAATGCATTAACTTCACCGTATTCAGCATCTAATATGCTTCTTACAGTGTCTGCGGTTAATGTGGTTGTGACACTTATGCTGTTTTCTCTTCTTTCTGCTTGAGCAGTTTTTTGTGGTCCTCTTGAACCGAAGCCTATTGTCTTGTCAACATTAAAGTTGTTCTTTCCTTCATAGGATAATGCGGTTGCCACACCATCCAAGAGTTTTGGAGATGTTACGCCATTTGACAAGGTTGTTCCCAGGTATAATGTGATGTCATAAAACATCAGGAATATTTCCTCATCTAATTCATCTGGCCTGGTGAATGATTCACTTGCCTGTCCGATGATTCCTGCCTTTTCGGTCTTGTAGATCCAATCAGCAGAAACATTGACACTGTCATTGCTGCATTCAAGTTTCAAACCATCGATGAGCATTCCGTAAATGTATTTCTTGAGCATGTCATACACGGCAATTCCTCTAAATGATGGCAAGTTTTTGCCTTCTCCTCCGAAGAATTCGTGAGTGTTTACATCTACTCCAGTTCCACCTGCGGTGTATACATAGTTATCCAGGAATCCGAAGAAATACCATGCTAATTTCTCAAGGTCTGCATCGGCAGATGTTGACCCTGTTGGCTTGAGTATTCCTGCTCTTGCTTTCTTGTTCATACGTGATGTTCCAGACTTGGTGACTGGTTCATCTCCTAATTTGAAGCTTACACTATCTGCATCACTCCACCAATCGAGGTCGAATGCAGATTTGCTTACCATTTCTCCGTAGGTATCTTCAACTTCGATACCAAATCCTCTATCTACCATTATTATCACTTATCCTTGGCTTGTTTTCATACAAGCCATCCAATCAACATAATAATTAACTTTAATCCTAATACTTGTAGCAACAGCTTCAACTCCTTTGTCTTGAATTTCAACAGTTCCTACAGGATACATTGCTTCGATTATTGGTGCTTTAACAGAAACAGGTTTATCATCGACAGTAACTCTACTGAAGTTTCGAGCGATACTTGCTGCTACTCTGCCTGCTAAATCTTTTCCTTTGATTTCGGATTGTTCAATATCCTCATCATCAAAAACAATGCAGATGAATTCAAAAGGAGTTTCTAACTCTATTTTATGAGATAATGTTCCATCTACTACAGGTGTTGTTTCATGTTCAAACAATCCTATGCAAGGTTCAATCAAATCCTGGTCAAACTGATAGGATGGAATGAATGTGTTGACATCTTCCAATATGCCATCTTCAACCATTTCTGCAGTAATGCAATTTTTCATTAATTGAGTTACTAATGCTGGACCTTCTATAATATTCATCATTCTAATGTCCTCCTTGCTGCGATTACGGCAAGCTTACTCACTGATTTAGCAATGTCATTTGCTCCTCTTTCAACAAAGTGTTGACCTGGTTGACCTCTAACACTCTGAGTGAATACTTCTTCACCAGCAAATGCTATTCCTCCAACCCAGAAGTGCAATACTTTTGCATGAATAGGTCTGATTGGAGTTCCTCTGCCATAGATTCCAGTACCATCATTCACATACGGCAAGTAATGCATCTTATTTGTAATGGTCCTGCTGTTATCTGTCTTGTCAGATACACGGTAGGATTTTGCACCTCTGCCTGTGAATCCACGTGGTGTTACTGCTTCCATTTGCAGTACCCCATCACTAGCTACTAAATCGAGTAATTCTTTTTTGAACCTTTCACCTTTAGGTGTAAGCAATATTTCGTTTAAGACTTTGATTTTTACTTTCACCAAACAGATCATCTCCCCATTAAATCTTAAAAACAGCTACACGAGATGATTTCTTGAAAGGTTTCAAATCTTCCTTTAGGTCATCAGTGAATATTTCACTTGAAAAAATAGTCATAGAAAAGTCATTTACCTTTTTTATAGGATTTTCTTTTCTTGCATATTTGAATGCAATTATATTTGCTACAAGCCTTATGCAAACGTTTTTTACTGCTACTGGAACTTGGACTGCAATAGTAGTGCCTGTGGTGGCATCTACTATTGGATTCCAGTTCCTCTTACAGTAACTGTTGATAAGGCCTTCAGCTTGGGTAATCCATTCTTGAATGATGGCATTGAATGCATTTTCATCATCCTTATATTGGTTACCTAATCGTTCTGGTCTTACACCAGACATGTTTTTGACATCATCAACTGTACAGTAAGACATTGTATCAACCTTTAAAAAATTTTAATTGTTATTCTTTTAATCCTATCCGTTAGGTTCTTCAGTACCTGAACCTGGTTCTTCTGAACCTTGGGTTGCTGCAGTCATTTGAATTGCAAGAGAATCAGTTTCTGCAGTGACTTCTAAATCTTCTGCACCTGTGTAATTCTCATATCCTTCACATGCTGCGGTAACTGTATAAGTTCCTAATGGTACGCTACTTAATGTACATCCCCCAGCGCTACCAGATGTTCCTGTGAATGTTATTGAACTATCAGTTTTGTCAGTTAAGGTGACTGTTGCTCCTTGAATTGGAGTTGTACCATCACTTGTAACTGTTGCTGATATGTTCACAGTTGTTGGTGTAACTGCAACTAAAGTGACTGTGAATGCTGTATGGGTACTGTCAACAGATAAGGATTCTGTCTTGGATGTGTAACCATCTTTTGAGATGGTTGCAGATACAGTACCTTCAGTTACTCCAGTAAAGCTTGCTACACCTGAATCATTAGTAGTTTTTGTGGTGTCACCAATCACAACACTTGCGCCCGCAATTGGATCTTCACCATCATCTACTGTGATTGTAATATCTCTGGTGACTGGGTCTATGACTCCTTTACTGTACCACATGCAATAGCATCAGAGAATGCATAGTTAATATCTGCATAAATGGTGGAGGCAATATCCCAAGCGTTGGCTCTTAATACGAATTGAGCTTCAACTTCAATGTTGTCAGGGTCTGCTAACCATTGGATGTTTTCTTTGGTGGTTATGATGAAAGGCTTCTTAGTGAATGTGTTTTTAGGTACGCTGAATGCAGGTACTGCGATGAAAACAACATCTTCAATCACTAATTCACCGTTACTGGTTACTTCATAGATGTCACCAAACTTGTCATGGTTGTCAGCAAGGTATCTTCTGAGTAATCTGTAGATTAATGCAGGTACGAACATGACAACATTTCCTGGAGTTTTGTACTTGTCAGGGAATGCATCGATGATTGCTCTAACCTTTGCTAAGATGGAAGTTGAACTTGAGGTTAAGTCAATTTCCAGGTTATCGGTTGCAGCGGAATCATCATCAATCTTCTTGAGGATACCATCAATCACTTTGTAACCTGAAGCGATAGTTTCAGTGGAATCAGTGTCACCGTAGATTAAGATTCTTTCTAATGCTCTACCATTAGCTTCACCGAACTTCTGGGTTAAGGTGTTCATGAATCCTTTGCCTTCAATGTTCTCCTTTAATGCTGTTTTGTGGATACCAGTTAAGGCCCTTAATTCTTCAGCACTGAAGGATCTGTTTGCAAAGTTAGGGTCTTGCATTGTGGATAGGGTTTGTGGACTTCCAGAAATCCTACCTGCGTATAACTCTAACTCATATGACATGGTGTCTAATTCCCTCTTATGATTAGTTGAAGTAATCATCTTGGTTCTGTCCAAGAATACAGTTGCTTCAGACATAGCTTGAAGGAACTTGTCAGCTTTTTCTGCTTGAACAACACCGTTTCCGAGTTTTCCACTACCTGAACCAATATCAACGAACTTGGTTACAAACTTTTCACCAGCAAGGACTTTCTCCTTGACTTCTTTTTCGACTAATTGCATTGACATAAAAATTACCTACCTTCTTTTTTGGTTTGAAAGTAATAAGTTTCAAGATCTACCAGGACATACCATTGGTGTTCCTGCCTGCTCTTTCGACAAGTGACTTGTCGGATTCACCTGCAGTGATTATGGTGTCTGGGTCTATACTTTTGGATTTTACAACAACTTCTTCTTCATCCACAATCTCTTCTTCAGAGGTTGTTTCATCTGCAGTTTCGGTTGCTTCAGTTTCACTTGCTTCAGAAGTTTCACCTTCAGCAGCGGCTTCACCTTCAGACTTGGTGACTGCTCCAGGAGCAGTTTCCTTTTCTTCTTCTTTAGGTTTGGCTGCTTCTTCGAGTTTTGCAATTCTTGCTTCTAACTCTTTGACTTTTGCTTCAAGGTCAGGTTTTTCCTCAGGCTTTTCCTCAGGTTTAGGTGGTACTTCTTCAACAGACTTACCAACAGCCCTACCTAAAATTCTTTCAAGAAAACTTTCTGAAACTTCAACTTTAGGCTCTTCAATAGTTTGTGGTTTCTCTTCTACCATCATCTCACCATTTTCAATTTCAATAGATTTTTTAATGTATTCTTCATCATCATTGTAGACTTCAAAATGGCATAACGGATGTGAAGGCTCATCTACAATGGAAATGCTGGATGGTGTCCAGTCATCGATGTCATCAAACTTCAATTTTCCCATTTCTAATGCAGCCCCCTGTCCATTTCTTCAACTGACTTTACTGGTGCGCCAAGAATACTGAAGCCAGTATACTTACCATCACGTATGGCCTGTTCGATTTCATCGTTCATGATTTCAATGCTACCAAACAGTGTGCCTTTAGGTAATTTACTGTGCATCCATTCCATCGGAGAATCGGTAACGTATAATTCAAGGATTCTTCCAACGTTCATTAATGAATGCTGCACATCAGCAAGTACGCCATTTCTTGCGATGATTAAGAATGCTTTTCTAATTGTTTCTTCATCCAATACATCGCCAGCATGATCAGGAATGTCTGGCACTAGGATTGGACCTTTAACAATCATGATTAATCACCCCATTTGGGATTAATAAACATAAAAAAATAGTTATTCGTATAAATTCAAGAGGTAAAGTTGAAGAGAAGGAAACTATATGTTTTGGAATCAAAGAATCTTGAAAAACACATGATTGAAAAATCTCTCAAATAAATAATAGGAACTCATTGCACATAGAAAATTTAAATCAGTAGAATATGTTTTTCCTTCTCTTCAATATATAAGGTGTGAAATTAGAAAATTCCACCTATAATTTGAACCTATTTCGTATGCTTGAACCAACATTTGTAAGTTTAGTTCTTACATTGCTTGCAGCAGATGTGACTTTGCTTCCAATATTTCCGAGAGCATCTTGAATCTTGACTGAAATTTTTCTTGTATCTTGATTCAAATAGCTGCTAGGTGGTGCTTGGAAAACTGTCTGCTTTAACCCATCTGGTTTTCGGTTGGTATATCGTAACCAACATCTGCAGTTGGCAACATTTTCTGCTCCACCATTCAAGTCACCTGGATAGTATAATTCCTTGCGGCCACGTGGACCATGAATGATGAAAGGATCTTCCAACGGAACAGGTGAAATATACTTGGCAACATGCCATGCCCTAGGCCCACTTCTGCTGTTGCCGTTCATCCATACCTTATACCTGAAGTCATCTTCAACCGCTCTGATGAAACTGACATTGGCCTCCTGACTGTGAACTGCATCTTTGATGATGTTTTTTGTTCTGGCCTTACCGTGAGTGTCAGCATAATCCATTACCATTTGCCTTGCTTCAGCAGGTGTTGCTCCTTTGTCTAAAGCTTGGCCTTCAATGAGGATAGTTTTCTCAATAATCCTGTTTGCTTCAATTGACAAACGGTTCTTCATGAATTGAGTGTATTGCTGAGTATGCTCTTCAACAACCTTATCAATGAACTTGCTTTCTTTGCGGTGAATCCTGTTGCGCTCATTCACCATCAATTCATCCATTACCTTTTCCACATTTGCATCAAAGTTATGTTCCCTTTGGATTCTTTTGATTTCACTGCGGTTCGGATAATCTCCATTCAATGTTCTTTCAACAATTTCCTTTTGGATTCTATCCTGCAAGGTATGAATGTTAGCGGTTGCTTTTTTCCTGTTCCTATAGATGTAAGTTAGGTGAATATCATCTTTGAGAACATATGCTTGCCTTAAATGCAACAAATGGTTCAGATACTGCAATTGTTGTTGTTTACTTTGCTTCATCTTCATCAGCATATTCTATTTCTTCATCGAAACTTTGGATTGCTACAGCATTCTCATTCTCAAGATTGTTAACCATCTTTGCAATTTTCTCCTCCAGATACTCTGGGTCTTCACCATACAATACTGTAGTTAAAGCCTGATTGTTCATGAAGCGTACATTGTAGAATTCATCATCTTCATCCATATGCAATTCAAACTGTTCACCAAATCTGTTCACAAATTCACCAAGAGTCATTGCACCATTTTGCAATAATTTGATTCCACGTTCAAGTAGATCATCATCTTCATCAAAGTTGGCTGGCAGGTATTCAATCTTATGGTCGGTTGTTGCAAATTCATATTTGATGATTGTATTGTTGAGGTAATTGGCTGCTCTTTTCTGAAGTGTTCCAACGGTGGATTTACTGTAGTTTTTGAGTAACATCTGTGTACGATTTGAAGCAATTCCTGTTGATTTACCTTCACCCATTCTTTCACGTGGTACTCTATGAATCCTGTAGATTCTATCTGCTACACTTTCAGCTAATTCAAGGAAGCTGCCTTCTTTTTTCTCTTCACCTATCTTATGAACATTAATGTTAACATTATTCTCTTCAGTTGGAATCACTAAGCATAATGCTGTTCCAGGTTCATTGGTAATGTCCTTGAATTCATTCTCCAAATCCTCTTCAAAGTCATCCATAGTATAATCTTCTTTTTCTTCAATGCTTCCTGTAACTGTGATAATGTAGTTAGGTACTCCATGAGATTTGAAGTGTCCTTGCTGATATTCAACAATAGCATTATCGGTCAGGATTGCATCTGTTTCAGATAGGTACTTTGGTTTTCCGTATACTTTGGATTCTTCGGATTTGGTGTTGAACCACATGACTTCTGTTGCAATGTCATCAGGGTCATCAAACTTGTCTTGCCATTCACCAGTTCTCCAGTTCAAGTTTCTAGCTTCTTTTGGGTCATATAGTTTGAAGTAAACTGTCTTTGAACCTATCTTCTGAACAACACGTTTCTTATCCCTGCACATCCTTAAATATAGACTTGGGATATGGTTGATTCCTTTGAATTCAATTCCATCACGTAATATTTCAAGGCCTGCAAAGGCATATGTTTCCAGGTCCTCCAGTAAGGATTCCATTTCCTCATCAGTCAGGAAGTTATCCAGGAACATTTCCAAACTTTCAGGAATTTCAACACCATCTTTACTGATGATCTTCTTGCCAGAGTAGATGGCATCTTCACATTTGGTGGTGATACAAATATCATGCAAACCTGAAATTTCCCTTAGCAATTGCAGTTTGAATGGACTGTAAGGTGGTTCAATAACATCTGTACCGTAATCCAAATCTTCTTTGGTTAATTCTTTACTTTTGATTTCATATTCATTCAATATGCTTTTGATTACACTATCTTTCAAGTGTTGACTTGTTACGATTTTAACCATTATATCTGTTTCTCCTTTTCCTCAATTGAGTCTTAAGAACTTGCGGATACAAACCCTCATGCAAGAGTGTTGCACTATCCACACGGTCATCATGAGTTGTTTCATCATCTGTGGCCACTTTATCTGTTGGGAATTTGATTGCTTGTTTCTTGAACATCTTCAACCATTTGCCACGTACGAATAATATTTTGCCTTTGTTCATTCCTCTTACCATTCTTGAAGCTCTGATTAATTTGCTTTTAGGTACTGGAATGAATGTTGGATTGTAATCCTGGAATTCCTTTTTCCAGTAATTTTTCACTACCTTACCTGCAGCTGCTGGTTGCTGTTCAATCCAGTTATCATATTCATAATACCTGTCCATAACTTGCATCATCTTTTGCTCCAGTCTGCCAGGTTTCTTTTGTGTACTGTCTTGATTATGGATTGCACCAATCTTGCCTTTGAAAACTGTGCTTAAGCTCCAAGCAGTAAAGTCTGCTGTGGGCTTTTCTGTGGCTGCAATATCCCATGTGATGACTTGCTGCAATACATCCAATTCAGTCAATAATTCCTGGTATTCATTCTTGCTGATGGTGTTGGCTTCAATCATATCATAATCAAAGACATCACCTGACTTGACTTCATAATCCCAGTTACCCATTTGAAATTGATAATCTGCTTTGGATAATTCCTGCAATGTTTCATGATAATCTTCCTTGTCAATGTAGGGATTATCCCAGAAATTCATTTCAAAAAAAGGATATGGACCATTCACAAATCGTTCCTTTAAATATTGTGAACCATCTGCATCAGCAGGGTTGCTGATATAGTAGAGTGAGAGAGGAAACTTCATTAATCCTTTAGTTCCTCTCAAACTCCTATTCAAAAATTGGAGGTTTACTTTGGCAAATTCAGATGCTTCATCTACAATTATTTTGTGATACGCTCTTGATTTGAACTTTTCTTTGTCCTTTTCCAGGAGCATATAACTGTAATATATCTTTGCGTTATCTTTGTGATTGATGAAAACTCTCTTGGATTGGTTATGTTCCACTTCAGGAAACTCATTCAACCATTCATCCAGGTAATCTACAATACCTCCTGTAGCAATTACATTGTCATATGTGGACCTTAACACTAAGCATCGATAGTTAGGTACTTGGAAATGCTGCAATGCCAATACCGCACCTAATATTGACTTACCACTATATGCTGAACCACCAATCAACTTCCTTTTGTGAGTGTCAGCAATAGCATACAATTGCTTACGATATGGATCTACTGGAATGTACTTGTTATGATAAATTGTTTTCAGTAGAATCTGTTTTTGTTCCTGGGTTAATTCAAGTGAATCATAATCAATCTTCATAAGTTATCAGTAAAATCTTCAGCATCATCATTAGCAGATAAAATCAATTCCAAATCATCCTGAGTTAACTCATGGATATTCTCTTCACCAACAATATCAACATCAGCTTCCACACTTGCATCAACAGTAGTTTCTCTGATTTGGGTACTTCTGCCACAGGCCAAACGATAATTCCTATACAATGTATCCAATACATTCATTAACGTATTGAACATGTTAATCCTAGTAGACAATGCATTGTCATTCACATTGGCCATTAACTGTCGCAATAAATCATCCGCAAAATCCAAACTTTCCTTAAACACTTTGATGAAATTCTTATTGGTCCTTTTGAATTCCTTGTCATTCTCTTCCATCTCCTGCACAATAAGGTTACTGTCATATAATGCAGCTCTTTCAATCCAAGACCATTTGGTACTCATTGTTTTAATGGATGATAAGGAAACTTCTTTAGGAGAACCTGAATCTTGTTGATTTTTGTTGATTTCCTCCAATGCTTTTTCAAGTGTTCTTTTGTCAGGTGGTAACTCAAGGAACACCTTGAACCTATAGTAGGCCTTTGCGGATTCTCCTTTTTGCCTTTCCCATGATTGCACTTGTTTTGCCATTTTAATCACTTAATGAATGTGTGCTAGTAAGAATGCCATT